TTATTTTAAGAATAATGTTTTTATAACGTAAGTTACTGCAGGCAAAACAACACCAGTAGTTAATAAACTTATGATCCACCAAATTAATTTGTTTTGAGTATCAAGTTTAGAATTTAAAAGATCAAATTTAGATTCAAATTTATTATCAAGACTATTAATTTTAGTATCAAGTTCGTTGAATTTAGAGTCTATTTTCTTATCTAACTCATTAAATTTGTAATCTAGCTTATTGTCAACCTGAGTAATCTTATTATCTAAATTATCCAACTTACGTTGTGTTTCCTTTTCAGATAATCTTAGTTCCGGATGTGTTACATAATCGTTATTCATATTTCCGCCACCTCCATTAAATGAATTCCCTTTCATGAGATGCATTATTGGTTGGTTAGATCCAGTATCAGCCATGATTATCCTCCTTTTTCATCATGAAGATAGATACATCACTGACTTCATTCTCTATTGTAGCATTGAAATTTAACCTCGAACTACCTAGCAACTCTTCTTGAGACATTTTAACAAAGAAGGCAATTGATGCAATAGCTTCACTATTAGAGTTTTCTTGTTTATCAAACAGTTGTGTAGGATCTACTGTACCGTTAAAAGAAAGCAATTCTACACCGTCACTGTTAGTTATTTTGAAACGAATAGTATATGCTTTCATTTCTAATGCAATTAATTGGAGGTGGAGATCTATATTAAGTCCATCATTTTTTTCATAAGTTAAGATAGGCTCTGGTTCATTTAAATAGGTTACATAGAATGTATTAATCTTTACCATATTTATATTTCCTTTCTAAATATCCTCTCTTTTCCTTATATAACTACTACTCCAGATATTTTAAATTCATCATCAGAAGTAACATCAATAAGTTCTTTTAAATGTGTTTTTAAACCTGTCGATTTCGGCGGGTTAATTACTTTTAATGTGTAAATGATTCAATTTCGCTTAAATACTTAGCTACAGATTCATCATACTTAGATGTCTTAGATTGATAACTTGAGTAACTTTCACCTAAAGGGTTATAAGTTAAAGAATAGTAGCTATATAATTCATTGTATGCTTTTTGGAAATCTTTATAGCTCATATCCATATCGCCAGTATCATTAACTTTCAACAGTGCGATGTCACCCTTAAGGTTTTTCAGATTTTTCTTAACTGATGTTTTAGATTGACTTGCAGCAGAAACAGCAACTAAAGCACTCATATCATCTTCGCCTAAAGCGTCATACCAATCATCAGTAATTTCATTAGATGCATCTTCAATTGATGTTGTTGCTGAATAATAATCACGTTTAAAATCAGTAGCATACTTTACAAAATTACGGCGATCATCAGCTAATTGTTTTTGATAGATAGTTTCGGAACCATAGGCTATCCCAAATGAAATAATTGTAATTAGTGCTGTACAAATTGTGCCAATTTTTCCAACTTTTTTAGTAGTTGCATTTTGTACTTTAGTTCCGATTATCCAAGTAACTACTAATCCAATAAAAGCTATTAGAGCCATAAAAGACATTATCCCAAAAATCATTACAACATAATCCATATTTTTTCCTCCTGAAATACATGTAACTAGAGCTTTTAGAGACATCACATGTTGGTCATAATGTTATATAACTACTACTCCAGATATTTTAAATTCATCATCAGAAGTAACATCGATAGGTTTATATTCTTTGTTCAAGGAAATCAATTTGCAACTTTGTCTGTTGTTATCAAAAATAATTTTCTTAACATAAGCATCACCATTCAATTCAGCAATAACAATCTGTTCATTTCTAACCATATCTAAATCATCAATTTTATTTACATAGATGATTTGACCGTCAGAAAATAGTGGGATCATTGAATCGCCATTAACACGTAAAGCAAAGTCGTGCATCGGTGGTTCATTATTAACAGTTATTTCTTCGTGTTGTTCATCTGTTAACCATTCGCCAGTACCTGCAGAAACTGCACCTAAGACATTGATTGTATAAGAATTTTCATTAATAGAATGAATTTTATTTTTACTACTCAATTGTTCTTTTAATTGATTATCAGTATAGATTTTCACTTTCTGTTGTCTATTAATAGATAACTTATGCATATTTGATACAACATCTTTAATATAAGAATTGCTATCATCAGTTAATTCTCTAGCAGGGTCAATTATATCTAGTGGATCTATCTTTAAAATCTTAGCAAGAGATACAATCTTATCTCTTTTCATATTTGCGATATCACCATTTTCCCACTTTCTAACAGTGGATTTACCAACGCCAACATAGTTCCCTACGTCTTCGAGCGTTAAGTTTAATTCCTTTCGCCTTTCTTTTAAATCCATAAAAACACCACCTTCAAAAAATTTACTATGTAAACTTTAGTATTAATTATAACAATAAAGTGTCGTAAAATAAACATTTTTAAGAAAAGCAATAAAAAAGTGTCATAAAAGACACAAAAATTATTGACATACTATTTTTAGTATGATTTAATTAAAAGTGTCCTAAAGGAAACTAACGTGTAAAGGGAGGAATGAAAATGGAAAAAGATAAGTTATTAGGGCTTATCAAAAGCAAAGGAATTCAAGTTGGAACATTGATCGAAGAAGTAAATGAAAGTGGAGTTCGAATGTCGAAGTCTACTTTCTATAAAGGACTAAGAGATGAAAGACCATTTAAAGCTGATGAAATAAAAGCTATGGCTAAAATTTTAGAAATCAGTGGAAAAACTGTTAATGAAATTTTTTTTGCTGATTTAGTGTCTTAAAAGAAACTTAGGAGGAAATAATGATGACAGAAATAATTAAAGTAAAAACAAAAGAAAATGTTCAAGTGGTATCAGCTAGAGATTTACATGAAGTATTAGGTGTTAAAACAAGATTTAGTCAATGGGCTAAACAGAACTTTAAACACTTCAGAGAAAATATTGATTTTAGCTCCGTAGTTACAACTACACAGCAAAATCAATATGGCGGAACTAAAGAATTACAAGATTATGCTTTAACCATTGAAATGGCTAAGCACATCGCCATGATGAGTGGAACTGATAAAGGATATGAAATCAGAGACTACTTTATAAAGGTAGAACAAGCTTGGAATAGTCCTGAGATGGTTATGAAACGAGCTTTGGAAATTGCTAATAAGAAAGTAGAACAATTGAAATTAGAAAACAAAAAGATGCAACCTAAAGCGTTATTTGCTGATAGTGTTGCAGCAAGCCATACAACAATCTTGATTGGCGAGTTAGCTAAGATTTTACGTGGCAATGGAATAAATGTCGGTGCTAATCGTTTGTTCCAATGGATGAGAGATAAAGGTTATCTCATCAGTAGAAAAGGAACAGACTACAATATGCCAACTCAAAGAAGTATGAATTTAGGTTTGTTCAAAATTAAAGAGTCAACTATTACACATAGCAATGGCTCAGTATCAATCAGTAAAACAACAAAAGTTACTGGTAAAGGGCAACAATATTTCATCAATAAGTTCATGAAGATGAATGAGACGGCAATTGGCTGAGATTAATTTTAAGGTAGGTGATTCATATGATTGTAACAGCTAATTATGAACATAAGCTTTCTGATGCTGATATTGAAAGAATTGCTGAAATAATTGCTGAAAGAGTGGTTAGGAAGCTTGAAAGAAAAAGCAACAAGCAGAAGTTGTTAAACATAACAGAAGCAGCACAATATTGTGGTGTATCTCCACAAACATTTTGGAGATGGAGAAAAAGAAATAAAAATCTTCAGGATATCGAACTAACAGCTGGTGGGGTTGTTCAGTTTAGAGCTGAAGATTTAGATAAGTTTTTAGAAAGCAAATAAGAAAGTAAAAAAAGAAGATGTTAGCAAAAAAATACGATAGGAGGGAAGTTAATGGAACCTATTTTAGCAGTAGGACTAGCTTGCATCGCCTATGTAGTAATTTTCGTAGGTGTTAGCTGGTTAAAAGATTTATTCATAAATTGGAGGGACAAATAAATGTGGTGTATATACGGTATTTTTATCTGTATGGCTTATGCCTGCAGTGTGGATCTATATAGAATTTGGAAAAAGAGAAAGGACGAAGAAAGATGATGGATTTATCAATACTATTAGTAGGAATTCTGGTGGGGCTGATGTTAGCTCCAGTAATTGACGGTATAGAAGATGGTACTTTTTGGAATTGGGGCGATGAAGATGAACAAACGAATAAAAAAGAAACACCAAGTAGAAGATGACGTAGCGTTTTTAGCTGTTCCAAAAGACGATAGCTTGAAACTATTCTTTATACCATTTGAAGGAAAGCGATGGCGAAGATTGCGAAAGCTCAAGTATAAGGAAGTTTATGATTATGCGAAAGGAAATGACTAAAAGTGACAGAAATAAAAAAGATAGGTGCTGCAACACCTATCAAAAATGAAACTGAATACCAAAACAAAGTATTCAGCGATATCAAAGATTTAGAAAATAATATAGAGTCGATACAACTCTATATACATATTAACATATTGTTCACTGTTCCGCACTTAGAGCAGGAGCAATATGAGTTTCTAAAGAAATTGGAAAGCATCTATGGTAGGTACGATGATGGATGAGACAAAATACGAATTTAAATTTAACAAAATTGTCGGTTCTAAGGTTCAATTTGAAATCGATGATCTTGATGCATTTAAGAGAGATCTTAGAAAAGGTCATCTTAAATTCAATGCATCGCCTGCAGATCATAACATGATTTCAAATGCTCAACGAAAGAAAATTTATGCCTTGTTTCGTGATATCTCAGACTACACGGGATATGAGGAGCAAGAAGTGAAAGATCGCTTAAAGATGAAATTCTCATACAACATAAAGCGAGATTTTTCACTGAGCAATTGTACTAAGGAACTAGCAACACAATTCATTCGCTTTGTGATTGAATTTTGCTTTCGATATGACATTCCATTTGATTCAAAAGCAATGGAAAATACAATCGATGCAGAACGTCGTGTGTTTTTGTGCTTGGTGCATAGACAGTGTACTGTTTGTGGATCAAGACAGGGACTGCAGATAAATCACGAAGATACGGTCGGTATGGGGAACAATCGTAATCATATCGATCATAGAAATCATAGGCTTGAGATGTTGTGTTTTAAACATCACAGTGAGTTTCACAACATCGGAGCTAAAGCTTTTGCTGAAAAGTACCACTTTCATGGTATCAAGTTGAGCGAAAAAAGGATTTTAAGCTTAAGGCTTATGAGTCAGAAACAAATGGATGAATTCGATGAAGAATACAGAAGACAAAAGGAACAAAAGGAGTTGAACAGTAATGACTGAAAAGCGTTACTTCTGGATTAAATTACAGATGGATTTCTGGAAAAGTCCAGTCGTGAAAATGTTAAGAAAGCCTTCAGGGGGTGACACATATGCGGTCATCTACCTAGAGATGATTCTACTATCACTTGAGAATAATGGTTATATCTATTACTCAGGCGTAGGTGATAGTTTTGCTGAAGAGATCGCTTTGGTGCTAGATGAAGAAACAATTAACGTTGAGTTCGTTTTAGCATTCTTAAAACAAAAACGTTTGATTGAATTTGCTGATGATACATCTTTTAAATTTACAGAAGATGTGACTGCAGACTTAGTAGGCTCGGAAAGTGCATCAGCTCGCAGAGTTCGAGCATATCGTGAACGTCAAAAAGCGATAGCTAATGAGCAAAAAGCGTTACAATGTAACACCGATGAAACGAACCGTAACTTAGATATAGATATAGATATAGATAAAGAGAAAGATAATAATATACGATCATTTTCTGACGAAAACGATCAAGTTAGTTCTCAAAAATCTGTATCTAAGGAACATCATTCAGTTCATAAACTAACTAAAAAAGAACTGGATGATAGATTTGAAAGCTTATGGGCTTTATATCCTAGAAAAGTTGGTAAACAAAAAGCTCGTAATTACTATGAACGAGCAGTAAAGAATGGCACTAGCGATGAAACGATTAAAAGGGGTATTGAGAGCTATAACAAAGAGATTCGAGTTCAAGGTACTCAAACTAATTTCATTCAGCATGGTGCTACTTGGTTTGGTAACGCTGGGTGGGAAAATGAATACAACTTTGAACCACCTAAGCGAAACAACAATCAGCGACAATTGATTCAAAAAGAAAAGTTGCCAGACTGGGCTAAGATTGCAGGTAAGAAACAACCGTCAAATTCGATTATGTCTAGAGCTGAGAAAGCTAAGGCAGAAGCTGAAATTGATGAGATGTTGAGGAGGATGTCGTAATGAAGAAAAGAATTGCGGAATTTAAAGATTCTAAAGGTCAATTTGTTAAACGATATGACAAGTTAGTTGATAAAGATGGAATTCAATACATGGTAAGTGAACAACATGACAGATATCTAGTGTTGATGAGTCTGTCAGATATTAGACCGCCAATGCCAGTGATTCCATCTGATTTGAAAAACGATTATGTGAAGGTAGGTTAGAGTATGGAAAGGAAAATTATAGATGAATGGCCAATTGATGCTAAGTATACAGCAGTCAAATTCAGCGATGACACTTATGGACTAAAGCAGTTCATCGCAAATAAAAGGGATCTATTCGAAGATGACATAGTTGTCTTGTATAGTCCAAAGATTGATTCAATGCGATGCTTTGATACAAGTGAGCATCTAGTGGGTATCAGAAAATTTGTTGAGTTTCTAAATGATGTTGTGGTAAAGGAAGGTAATAACAATGGCAAAAGTAAAGATTAATTTTAGTATCGATTCATTGGCAGAAGGTGCAGGTAAGGAACTGATTGAGCGTGAGTTGAGTGACATTTTCAACAATATCAATGATCCAAATGCAGATCCAACAAAGAAACGTAGCTTAATCGTTAAAGTGGATTTCGTTCCAGATGCAGACTATGACGAAGTTAAAGCGTCAATCAATGTTTCTAGCAAGCTTGCTCCTGCAGCACCAGTTACAACTAAGATCATGACTGGACGTGATTTAAACACGGGAATGATTGCAGCTAGTGAACTTAAGTCTGGAGTCAAAGGTCAAACTTATATCGATGAACAAGGCGATGTAAGAACAGACACTGGCGAAAAAGTAGAAGATGTTGAGAAAAAGAGCAAGATTATAGATTTACAAGAAAAGAGAGGTTAGAGCGATGGAAAAAGAAGCACTAGATTTTTTAATGGAACAAGGTATTGAACCTAAAGAACGACAATTAAAAATTGGTGGCCAGAATTACATCATCAATAAAGATGGCGAGCCAGTATTGGTTGAACCAGTAATTTATAAGGCTAAAGAGCCAATCAGATTAAACACCTTATCTGGTTTGGTTGATTATATTAAATCATCAAATCTCGATTACAACACCGACCATGCATACTTGCATGTAGTTGATGAAAAAACAGTCGAGCTAAAAAGTGATTTGAAAGAAGACAGAGAACGTGAATTGTTAGCAGTAGCAACTGCTATTGTTCCAGAATTCAAATTCAATTCATACATGGATATTGAATCATTCAACATCGCTTTACAATCGCAATTTGTAAAGACTGATGATAGAGATATCTTGCTTAAGGTAGTTGGAAACCTTAAAGAAGATAACGTTCGTAGCACTGGCGATGATGGTATCAGTCAAGCAGTAACAATCAAGTCTGGAATTGCCACTGCAGAAAACATCAAAGTACCTAATCCAGTGATCCTTGCGCCATATAGGACATTCGTTGAAGTTGAGCAACCAGAAAGTAAGTTTATTTTTAGAATGCAAAGTGGGCCACGTGGTGCAATCTTTGAAGGCGATGGTGGCTTATGGCGAGTTGAAGCTATCAAGACCATTGCTAAATATTTAGAAGAACAATTAAAAGGAACTAGAGTACAATTGCTTGCTTAATTGTTCGAAGTGTAAGAATAGTCTGTTAGGAGTGGTGCAAATGGAAGCTACATACATAGCTTATGACGACAAAGAAAGAATCTTGACTGTTGGTACTGCTAAAGAAATAGCTGATTATCTCGGAATTGGGATAACATCAGTCTATACCTTATCAAGCGATCTTAGGCGTGGGGTTATAAATCCTAAAGTTAAAATCTATAGAGTTAAGGGGATATAAAATGGACATCGATTTTATCGGATACGTTGTGAAAATTGGTAATTATTATTTTGGAGGCAGAACCCAAAATTCGATTAGTGTTTATAAAAAAGCACAACAAGCAGAGATATACAATGAAGATGAATTAGATATCGCAGAAAGAGTTGCATCTGATTTAGGTGGGACAATCAGAAAAATCTATGTTTCGGATAAGAGGTAATAGAAATGATTGAAACTGATGAAGAATTAAAGAAAACTTTCAAGAATTTCGTAGCAAAATTCAAGCGTTTTGAAGATTGGGTATTTATCGAATGGTGTAATGCTAATGGTAGCAGCAATTGCAGAATTAGATACATAATCAATGAAAAAGAAGGGGAATTGCATATTTCAGGTGATTTAGGTAGCGGGGTGTTTTATTGGTATTCAAAAAACACATGGCAAGATATTGCTAGATACGCTAATAGCTTTTCATACTTCAACAGTAAAGCAGAAGCAAAGTCTGATTATGGTATGACTGATTGGGATGTAGCTAAAGATGATTTACGTGATTTTATCCAGGAATATGTAGAGGATGAAGCATTAAAAGAAATTGGTTATACGGAAGATGAATTTATTGAAGAAGCTATGGAAGGTTGGGATGTGTACGGTGATGGTGCATTCACAAGAGATGGCTTTGCAGATGAAGATGTTATAAACCTTCTGCTCGATAACGAATTTTACTCAGCGGGTAAAGTTGCTAGCAATCGTGAAAGATTATGGGCTATTGGTTTACAAATGATTTTAGAAAAATACGGCGATGAAGGGGTACATGTAAATGAATAATAAAAAGACAAAAGCGTTGGTTGAGGAATTAGAAAATGAATTCCCAAACATTTATGATCGTATCAATTACGGACTATACGTGTTTGTAATTGATGAGAATGGCAAGATTTACGATGATGAATCAGAGCCAGGTTTTAATGAAGATGACATTGACGAAGTTCAAGTTATCTACAATGGCGATGCAGTTTCAGTTTTCCCAAACTTTATAGGCAAATGCACATTCAAAGCTAATACAGTTAAGTACGAAAACTTGGATGTGATTACTAAAGTTATTGGAATCATTGGCAAACATTTTAAGAATTGGAAGGAGCTAAACTAGATGATTAAAAAGCAATCGCCAAGACAAAAGATAAGAAATCGAGCTAGATATTGGGATAGTGATTATCTAGCAGGTTTCATTAAAGGATTAAAGATTAGACAAGAATATGAATATCAACGTGGTATGCATGATCTTCATGAAAAGATAGTCGAAAAGTGTGGGCTAGATGATTATTATTCGGTGCAAAAATAATAAAAATTGCACTGATAATTTGAAGAGTGTTTTTATTAAAAAGCATGCGAAGTAGTGGAATTTTAACGCTTTGAACGGAGGAAGCAAGATGAAGATTAATTTTGATAGTAGACGTGAACTTAAAGATATTTATCAAGTTGGAAATGTTATCAAAGATTATACTAATACTTTATATCTTATTGCTGGTAACGCTGAAGATGGATATGCAATGGTTAATTTGACTAATAATAATGTTACTGAAAAAGTTAGCACCCTTGAAGAATTGGCTGATACATATGGAGAAGATGAAGATGTATTAGTTAATGCAGAAATAAACGTGTTTTAGGTAGTTGTTTGACCCTAACAAGTCAAAAAACTGTTAAATACTGACATGGTTATTTGCAACGATTAGGAGAATTGAGTCAAATGAAAAAAGTATTTAATAAAATTTGTAAAAAAATAGATGAATTAGTAAGAAGCAAAAAGCGTAAAGCAATAAAAAATTCAAGCCTTAGTTCATTATACACAATAAGCGTAACAGTTTTTTTGAAAGATAAGAAAATTAAATTTGAACGAGTTTTAGTTTTTAATGAGATAGGTAAATGGCTTGAAATTTATTATTTTGATGAAGATGAAAATAAAAAATGTAAAATAAAATTTAGAATAGATGATCCAAACTTTATTGGATATATTCCTAAAATTGAGATGAAAAGAAGTTAGAAAACAGTAGTAATCTTTAGGAGGCGTAAAGTGATGATGGAGTTTTCAAAAGAAATTAAACAAGAATCTAAGAGAATACAAGAACGAGCAACAGAAGTAGCTGGGCTTTTAAGAGAATTAGAAGGGTACGAAGAAATTCTAATAGCTTTAGGTAAAGGCGATGCAATGGGAGCTACTTTCAGAAGTGAAAAGAATTCAAATACACCGTTAATTCTATATAAAATTTTCGAAAGAATGACTGATGTAGATAAGTTAGCATTCATGGCGATGGTTTTAGGACTTGAAGAAGAATAACATTTGACCCTAACAAGTCTTAAAACTGTTAGATATTGGCTTATGTCTATTTGACGGTATACATTCACAAAAACCGTAAATCAGGATCTCACAAATAACGACATAACAGTATAGGCTTAGTATCTGTCAAAGGATGCTGAGTCATAGGTAGTGATATTACTGATGAGCTGTAAACAACAAAATTTATTGAAAAGGTAGGTGAAGTTTTCCTTTCCGTTATTACATTTTATATCGCAGCAATTTGGCGATTATTACTACCGAAACTAGACTTTCTTTTAAATACACCGTTACAGTTACAAATAAATTTGGAAGGAGTTAATCCTCCGTGCATTATATTCTTCGTGTGTAACTGTAACACTACCCTAGATTCACACGATTTGAGATGATCACTTATTTTTGAGAGTAAGCTAGGGTGTATGTTACAAGGAAAAATAAAATTTGAAAGGACGTGAAATGACTTCATTCGCATATAATATATTTTCACTTTCTACACCTTGTAACATCGCCTTGTATCTGCATGATTTGAGATGGTCATATGTGTTGAGAGCATAGCAAGGCTTTATACCGGTATAACAAATAAAACAATAGGAGTGACATCATGGCCAAAAAATACAGGATAGAATTTACTGATGATGATATGGACAACATAAAATTGTATATCGACGGAGAAGAGAAACCAATCAATTTTCTGAAGTTAACGTATCATACTGATGAAGGTTATAAAAAAGGCACAAAGAAAGTAGTACTTAGATATTTAGAACCTAATACTTATGAAGTTAAATTTGATGTTTTAGGAAATCAACTTGGTTTATTGGATATAGTACCAAACGATTTTGATTAAGGAAGTGATTATTTATGCAATATTTAGGAACAAATGAAGCTATGCCTGCAAAGATAGAATCGTATAAATGTTGCATTAAAGGAGAAGAAAATAATGAATAGCAAAGAAAAACGCGTCAACAAAAAAGTTAAAGGAATAATCCAATCCATTATTGGTTTCGTTATTGCAAATGGATATATGGCAGTGTTTGGTATGTACTTTGGTACAAGTAAAGCAGTTAATGTATTATTGTTGCTTAATTTATTTTTGGTATGTATACCAGCATTATTCTGTTTCGTATTCGGAATGGTAGAAATATTTGCACCAGGAGAATTTGACGAGGATGAAGATTAAAGAATGAAAGGTGGCAGGTCAATGAAATTATATTTAGTTGAATATTTTATTAACGACAAACTATATAACATGATTGTGCGAGCAAAGAATCACATAGAAGCAGAAACACAAGTTAAAGTTTCTGTAATAGCTAACATTCATGATGATAATTTTTAGGAGAACACTATGGGAAAAGTATATTTTAATGTTAAGGATATTTTTGGAAATACAGAAGATGAAGATGTTGAGTAAATTATTAACTCTACTACTGGTTATTACAATTTTTGGAAATACCATAACGTTTGTTTTAGGAATCTTTTATTTCTTTGATTTTGAAACGTTTGGTATATGGCTTATAGAGCTAGTTGTGATTTTTATTCTAACCTATGCTAAAGCAAATGTTGATTGTTATATAGATCAGTACGAATTGCAAGATAACAGAACAAGAAGAAGTAGAAAATAGTAATTAACAGATATTACCATATTTTAGTGGTAATTATGCGGGTATAAGTCAATGGCAGACAGTCAGATTCCCAATCTGGAAGCATGGGTTCGAGTCCCGTTATCCGCTTAATATCGATATTAAATTAAAGTTAATGGAGTTGATTAAATGGTAAGAAACAAAATGGAAGATTTAAATAATATTTTGTTTGAACAGCTGGAACGTTTGAATGATGATAGCTTGAATCTAGACGAAGAATTAAAACGAGCTAAAGCTATCAGTAATATATCAGATAAACTTATTCAAAGTGCTGATTTATCATATAGAGTTATGAAATTACGAGCTGATATAACTGGAGATATAGAAACACCTGATGTATTGGAGGCAAAGCATGTCAAAAAGATTGAGTCCAAAGATAATTAATTGGTTGGAAGTTAATGTTCCAGGTAGACCGTGGAAAGAAGTATTTGAGCTATTTCAACAAGAATTTCCTGATTTTGCTTGGACTGTGGATGCTATGAAAAATGCATGCTATCAACGTAATATTCGTAATGGTATTTTAGTAAGTCCTGAGTCTAAAAAATATTGGTTCAAAAAAGGACATAGTGTTCATAATGAAAAACCTTTAGGTAGTGAATTTAAAATAAAGGGATATGTGATGGTTAAAGTAAAAATGGACGGTGGTAGATATGAAAAATGGAAACCTAAGCAAGTACACATTTGGGAACAACATAACGGCCCATTACCAAAAGGATATATTATCACATTCATAGATGGAGATAAGTCAAACCTAAATATTAATAACTTGGCTTGCATTAAAAAGAGTGTGAACGGTGCAATGAACCTTAAAAGTTTACGTTCAGAATCACCAGAATTATTCAAAGCTAGAGTAGCCCAAATTGAGTTGGATCAAAAGATAAAAAGGATGATTAAAGATGCTAAGAGATGATATTGCTAGAATAGCAGTCAAGTATTTAGAGAATGAAGATTTACAAATATTCATGTCTCAGATTGATGTAATTCTTAGCAATTACAATATATCTAAGTCCAAAAATGAAATAACTAAATATGATGGTTCTCAAGACGATGAAATCATCAAAATGTTTTTTGTTTCCAAAAAGATAGCAGGTTTTTCTGATAGATCTATTAACTTTTATAGTGGAACTATTAAACAGTTTAGAAGAATGATTGTTAAACCTTTAGGAATGGTTACAACAAGTGATATTAGATTGTTTCTAGGTAGAAAACAAATCTATGATAATTGTTCTCCAGGATATTTAAACGATATGCGAAGAATATTAAGCAGTTTCTTTAAATGGTTAACTGCTGAAAATTATATCGTTAAGAATCCAATGTTAGCAGTCGAGAACATCAAAGAACCCAAAATGATTAAAAAGCCTTTTTCAGAAATAGAAATCGAACGACTGAGAGAAAGTTGTTCTGATTCAAGAGAGCAAGCAATCATAGAAACACTGTTATCTACTGGTTGTCGTGCTGCTGAATTAGTCGGAATTGATATTGAAAATATTGATTTTATCAATAAAGAAATCAATGTTGTAGGTAAAGGTAATAAAGAACGAATTGTATATTTAAACGCTAAAGCAGTGTTTGAACTCAACAAATACATTAAAGATTATCAAATCGAATCAGGAGCAGTATTCATTTCAAAACGACAAAGAAAACGATTGACTGCCACTGGATTGCAAGGAATCATTAAAAATCTTGGTGAAAGGGCTAAAGTTACTGGTTGTCATGCACACCGTTTCAGAAGAACAATGGCAACACTAGCATTAAATAGAGGGATGCCAATAGAACAAGTTCAACAGTTGTTAGGACATGAAGATATTAGCACTACAACACTGTACGCTAAGTCAGATAAATTTAGTTTGAAAGAAGCACATAGGAAATACGTAATTTAGGAAGTGATTGAGTTGGGTAGGAGAAAGAAAATATTATTCACTGATTATTTCATAAACTTGGTAGACACGTATAAATTGAATCAAGTGGCAGACAAAACATACGATAAATATTGTTTATCTTATCGACACTTGAAGAAAATTTGTCCTGACTTGTATTTACAGGACATGAACGCAAATGATTATCAACAAATTTTGAATGAGTTTGGTAAGACTCATGAGAAAGCTACTACAGTAGACTTTCATCATCAATTAGCTTGGGCTTTGAAACGTGCTTATAACGTTGACGGATTAACAGACAGAGATGTTACTTATGACGCTCAAATTCCTAAAGGTATCACTAGAAAGAAAAAAGCCAAGTTTATGGAACTTGATGATATGAAAAAATTAGTAGATACCTTAAAACATTTGAATTCATCTTCAGCTCATTTCTTTTTGATTCTGTTAAAAACAGGGTTGAGATACGCTGAAATTTTAGGAATAACATTAGAAGATATTGATTTTGAAAACAAGACAATATCTATCAACAAAACCTTAGATTATAAAAATCATGGTGGAGATCGTGATTTTGCAAGAAGATTTAAAACAACTAAAAACAAGTATTCGGTTAGAACAATTCCAGTAGACGAAATGGTGTTGTATCTATTTCATAGAAACGCTAAAGGTGCTGATAAAGATGAAAGTATCTTTGGGTCAATTAAAGGATTCCAATATAACTCAACACTTAACAAAAGGTTAGAATGGACTTGTAATCTAGCAGGAGTTCCAGTTATGTCTGTTCATGGATTAAGACACGAACATGCTACTTATCTAGTTAGTCAAGGTATTGATAGTAGAGCTGTTGCTGAAAGATTAGGACACGTTGACGATACGATAACTAGAGAAGTTTATATTCATAGATTAGAAACAGAAAAGGTTAGAGATAATCAAGAAATCGTAAGGAGTGTTTCTAAGATATGACAGGATTCAGAGAACCAATTCAAGGCAAAGTTCCTTATTATTTGGATTTGCAAGTTAAAGAAAGAATTGAAAAGCTGAAAGTTGATGCTGTAGAACGACTTGAATTAATTAGAAAGAAACATCCAGAGTTTGATTTTACTTTCAAAGACCATAAAGGCTTGTCTAGTGTAATCAAAATAACTTGTAAAAAGTGTGGTAATCAAAGAGAGTTAATTCTTTCAAACATCACAAGAGACGGTTTTAGCGATGTATGTAAAGTATGTGTTAGAAACGATAAATATGACAACATGCTAGCTAAAACAGAAGAGTTAATCAAGAAGTATCCAGATTGGGAAATCTATTATCACGATAGAAGATTCGTAAAGATTAAACATAAATGTGGAGATTACACGTTAAGCAGAGGATACAAAACAATGGAAAAGATACTAAGCAAAAAAGAGCCAGTATGTTTTGCATGTAAGAAACGTAAAATCAAAGCCTTAAATTTAAAAGTATTAAAAGAAAATTCTCAATACTGGGAGATTCTTGATGAAGGCAAAACTTTTGAAGATGAAATTAAAATTAAGTGTAGGAGATGTGGCAAAGAAAGATATGTTACTCAAGGTAATTTAATTCTTTTGATTACTAGACCGCAATGTAGGTGTAGATATGGTTTGCCAAGTCATTATGATAATGACAGAGTAAAAGCTTTAAAAGCACTTAATTCAAATCCAGAATGGAAACTAATAAATATTGATGACAATAAGCAACAAATGACAGTTAAACATAAATGTGGAGAGATTAAAACATATCAAGTTGATTCAATTGTTTATCCTAACGATTTGATATGCGTACCATGTAGACGTGCTAGTGGAATGTACAGGGGGTATTGAGAATTGCAAAAAGTAAAGACATTTACTAAAGATGATTTACTGATTGATTACTTTGATAATTGGATAGATTTGTATAAGCGTGGTTCAGTTAGGAAAGTAACTTTAGAAAAGTATTTGAATAATGCGAAGTGGTTAAAAAGAATAGCATCTGATATCAAACTACAAGACATTAACAGAAGTACTTATCAACGTATTTTGAACGCTTATGCAGAGTATCACGAGAAACAAACAGTAGTTGATTTTCATCATCAAATTAAAGGAATGATTTTGGATGCTGTTGATGAAGATTTGATTGAACGTGATCCAACTAGAAAAGTAGTGTTCAAGGGTAAACAACCTAGACAAAAGAAACAAAAATATTTAGACCAATATCAAGTTCATAATCTGCTAGAAGATTTAGATTTAGACCACGGTATCAACTGGGACTGGTTAATTCTACTAATTGCTAAAACTGGATTAAGATTTTCAGAAGCATTAGGACTTACTCCTGCTGATTTTAATTTTATGAAATCTACTTTAACAGTTAATAAAACATGGAACTATAAAGAAGATGGTGGATTTCAACCAACAAAGAATAAAAGTTCCATGCGAACAATTCCAATTGATTATCAAACGGCTATGAGATTTCAAGCGATTATAAATGATATGCCAAAAGACAAACCTATTTTTGTTAATGGCCCAGTATGTAATTCAACACCTAATCATCGCTTAGCAAGACATTGTAAAAAATTAGGTATTCCAGTGATTTCAATTCATGGTTTGAGACATACTCATGCATCGCTATTACTAAGTACAGGAGTTTCAGTTCCAAGTATTTCTAAACGCTTAGGACATGCAAGCATAGCAACAACACAAAAGGTTTACTTGCATTTAATCAGTGAATTAGAAAATCAAGACAATGACCAAATTATGAGATACCTATCATCACTAAATTAAGGAGAATAAATTAAATGAAATTTGATGTAAAAACAGTTAATAAATTATTGGGTATAGATGACGCTTTTAAAGCTCCAACAAAAATGATGGAACTAATGCTAGATGATAAAAAGCGTGAAGAAACATTTAAGAAGTTCTTAGAGATTGAAACTGATATGAGTTATGAATGGTTTCAAGAATATTTTGGAGATGAACAAGCTGAAAGAAAATCAAAGAAACAAGATTTTACACCTCCTTCAATTTCTAAGCTAGTTGCTAAATTAGTTGGAAAAGATAATAGTACTTATTACGAGCCTGCAGCAGGTACTGGCTCAATGTTGATTGCTAAATGGTGGAATGATAGATTAAAGAATCCTTTATACAAACGTCCAGAAACTGATAATCTATTGATTAAAGTTCTAACATCTCCAACCTTTACCTATGACCCACGAGCATATTGGTATCAAGCAGAAGAATTGTCAGATAGAGCAATTCCATTTTTAATTTTTAACATGTCTATTCGTGGAATGAATGGCTCAATAACTCAATGTGATTGTTTATCAAGAAAAGCTACTAGAGCATTCTTTATCAGAAACGATACACCTAATTATTTAGGATTTTCAGAAGTAATCGAGTTACCTAAGAATCAAGAAGTAGCTGATTTATTGGGAGTTCACTGGGATAAATAGAATCATTGCAAACATAGTAAAAACTGCACTGATAATTTGAAGTTTTAGGAAATCAGCTTGGTTTATTAGGTATAGTGCCAAGTGGTTTTGATTTAAGGGAGTAATTATTTATGAAATATTTAGGAACAAACGAAGCGATGCCTGCAAAGATAGGAACATATAAAGGATATAAGTACTTTATCATTCCAAGTCTATTTGGAGCTTTAAATGGTTATGCTGAACTACCTAAGAGTTGGAAAGATGGCGATGAAGATGAGCTAACAGTTCATGGTGGTATAACGTTTAAAGGATATGTAAGAGATGGAATGTCAAAAGTTAAAGTTATCGGATTTGATACCTTACATGCATTTGATGATCAAGAGACACGAGATCTAAAGAGTGTCGAAAAAGAATGCAAGTATATGATTGATGAGATGATTGAAGTATGGAATAAACATAGACCGCTTAGTAGAGTAAGTACAGAGACAGCATTAGAACTAGCTGATGAATTAGGAAAACTAGCAACAAAGCGAGGCTTGAGTTTTGATGAATTAGGATATTTATATAAAAAATGAGGTATCATGCGATGGGAAAAGCATATTTTAACGTTGAAGATATATATGGAAACGGACATAGAGAAGTAGAAACAATTAGAGAGATGGATAATACAGTATTAGTATTTGATGTAGATGATCATGAGACATACACGATTAGAAAAGAAGATGTAGGGATGAAATTAAATAGACCTGCTATTCGAAGAGAAAAGTTTAATCTATCTCAAAATAAACGTATTTGGAGAAATCGCCAAAAAGAACTTAAGGATATTAGATATAAATACGCTCGTAAAGTTTATAGCGGTATTGAATGAAATTAAGGAGACGTGAGGATGATATTAAATGGATATATTGCAAGAGGAATAATGACTATATGCTTAATTTATATTACTTTGAGTTATACGTTTGTTATGTTTAACGATAAAGATAACTATGAAAATTCAAAGGACATTGTTTGCATTGTAGGAGTAATTGTCGTGTCTGTAGTATTTTTGTTGTTATTCTTAGGCAAATAATAAAAGCACGATCCTTAAGAAACGTGCATAATACATAAACTAAAATTATTATAGCATATTAAGGAGAGTGTAAAAATGGATTACATGGAACTCTTTGAACCGATTGATGAAGTTCAAACGGCGAAGAATGTAAGAAGATTCCTTACCAAAGATTTAGATAAACTATTGCGAATGGCAAATGAAACACCATCATTTTTACATTCGCCGATAATTGATGATATGCCAAAATCAGCAAGCGGTAAAAATACGAGTGAAGAAATGTTAGTAAGTCATTTTGATTCAAAATCATACATCGCTAAACGTATACTAATTGGAATTGGTAAAGCGATGAACAACTGCAAATTGATACATAAACAAATTCTAATTAGTAAATATTTAGATGATATGTATGACTGGCAAATTATGCAGAACTTAAATTATGAAAAGACACGTTATCTTGAGATTAAGATGAATGCATTAAATGAATTTGCAGATAGATTAGAAGCACAGCCAGATTGTCCAGATTTACATATTTATAAAAGCGGACATTTTACGGATATTTAACGTACTTTAAACGGTATAAATACGAGCTACAATGATAGTGTAGCAGGAATAAGTTAGGTTGGTCGCTTTATAGACTCCGAGAGTTAAAACTTATTACCTACTTAGTTTTATCATTTTTATATAAACCTCTTAATGGAATAATAGTCAGTCTGCCAGGCTGGCTTTTTATTTTGGAGAAAAACTTATGAAAGATAGTAAAGATTTTGGAAAGGTACAGACTTATGAAGAACTGAAGATGTTACGTGAGTTAGAAAAACATTACAAGAGACATCCAGTTAAACGTAAGCGTAAGTACAGTAGAGATATCAGCAAAATCAAATTAAAAGGTGGTGTATCTAATGGATAACGATAAATTTATAGAATTATGTAAAGAGAAAGTAGTTGAGTACCTGGATAATGGCGCACTCAGTATACCAAGCTATATCAGTACAGATTATGTATATGTTGTATGGCTTAACAGAACATTGCAGAATAACAAAGCTTTGCTATCAACTACAATCTCAGATGGTATGTACTTTGAAATCACATATAACGGTGATGACAACGAGATGTACTTTGACGCTTATAAGCATACATATAACGAAGCGATTAAGCTAGATATAGATATGCTATAAAGGTGGCGATGCATTTGGATAAAGCGGAACGAGTAGAGTTCTATCACTCTAAAGAATGGACAGACTTAAGACAACAAGCATTGGCTCGTGATAACTATGAATGCCAATGGTGTAAGGATGAAGGTAGAGTATCATCAGGTGTGCTTGAAGTGGATCATATCAAAGACTTGGAACACTATCCAGAGTATGCTTTGGACTTAGATAATCTTAGAACACTATGCAAGGATCATCATAATCAAAGACATAACCGAATGAAATATAGCAGCAAAAAACATAGAAAACCACCAAAATGGGACGATGAACGATGGGATTAATCCCCCCGGGTCAAAAAGTTTGGCCAATTCCGACAAACGGGCGACCGGTGGGATGGGGTTAATTTCCACAAAAAAAGCCGATTTTTTCACGTAAGGGGGGGTGGGGGATAATTGAAAGATAAAAAAATTACTGCTTTAGTTAAGAAATATCTTATGGAACAAATAGACGTTAGCAACCCAGTTCAAGTTGAGAAAGTTGAGCGTTACTGCACATTAGCTAATGTTTATTACTCTTTAGAAAAGAAAGTTAATTCTAAAAATATTTTAACTGAAATAAAGAATGGTTCGCAGAAGTACATTAAAACTAACCCAGCTGTAAGTGAGATGGCCAAGATTAATGCACAAATGATAAACCTATCTAAAGACATGGGGCTTTCAGCTCCACCACCTGGAGTTAAAGCACTTGCTGAAGCAGGTTATAAAGAAAGTGACCTAATATGAGATATGTTGAAGAATATATCGAACTTTATAAAAGTGGCCAACTTATTCTTAACGAAGAACGAATTAAACTAATAGATTTAATTGAAAATGATGTCTTAACTCAAGATGTTTATTTTGATGAAGAGAGAATTGAGAAATGTATTAGATTTATTGAGAAATGGTACTTTAAATTGAAACCATTTCAGAAGTTCATTATTGCATTTATTTTTCTAAGACACAGTAATGGACTTTTATTTTATGATAATTTCCTATTACTCATGGGACGTGGAGCTGGTAAAAATGGCTTAATATCAGGGGTGGCCAACTTTTTAATTTCTGAGTTGAATGGGATACCTGGATATAATGTTTCTGTTGTGGCCAACTCTGAAGAACAGGCTATGACATCTGTAACTGAAGTACATGATGCAATTGAAATGAACCCAAAGCTCCAAAAGGCTTTTAAAAATAACAAAACAGAAATAATCTCATATGCCACAAAGTCTAAATTTGCTTATCGTACATCTAACGGTAACACTAAAGATGGTTTACGTGATGGTGCAGTTATTTTTGATGAAGTTCATCAATATGCAGATAATGCTAATGTTAAAGTTCATGAATCAGGGCTTGGTAAGGTAAAGGACGCCAGAGAGTTTAAGATTGGTTCAGATGGCTATGTTAGAGATGGATATTTGGATAAACAAAAGGAAATTGCTAATCACGTTTTAAATCGTGAAGCACCTGCTGATATGATGTTTCCTTTCATTTGTAAGCTTGATAAAAGAGAAGACGTCAACGATTCTAAAAATTGGGAAAAGGCTAATCCTATGTTTAGCAAACCATTATCTGAATATGGCCAGAGATTATTTGCTAAGGTTAAAAGTGAATATGAGACATTGGTTTATGAACCATCTAAAACAGATGAGTTTATGACTAAGCGAATGAATATGCCAGCTTTAGCTTTGGAACGTTCTGTTGCTCCGTATGATGAGATAAAAGCAACCAATAGAAAATATCCAGTTAAGCTTGATGGTCGTGAATGTATAGCTGCTGTTGACTTTGCATCAATTCGAGATTTTACCGCATGTGGTTTATTATTCAGAAACGGGGAAGATTATCTATTCAAACATCACTCATTTGCACGTAAGGAATTTGTTCAAAAAATGTATAGCTATGGCAGAAAGCAAGATGAGTTTTCTAAAAAAGTAGTAGCTCCGATTGCTGATTGGGAAAAGCGTGGGCTAGTAGATGTTATTAATACTAATACTATTGAACCAAGTACAGTAGTAATGTGGTTTATCCAACAGCGTCAGAAGTACAATATTAAAAAAGTTATCATGGATAATTTTAGAGCTGAACTGCTTAGAAAATACTTTGAAGATGCTGGATTTGAAGTTGAAGTTATTAAAAATCCTAGAGCAATTTCAGCATTATTAGCACCTAGAATTGAAGATGGTTTTGCTAACAATCGTTTTATTTGGGAAGATGATCCAATGATGCGATGGTATACGAACAATGTTGAAGTAAAGATTGATAAGACTGGTAATAAGTCTTATGAAAAGAAAGAACAACACCGCCGTAAAACTGATGGTTTTATGGCTTTTTTGTATTCGTTATATAGAGCAGATGAGATTAGCGATGCAGATATGGATGAAGAGTTAATGCTTTTAGATGGATTAGATTTCTAATTAAGGAGGTGGTTTCTTGGGAATTTTTAGTAATTTATTTGGTGCAACAACTGAACCAACATACGCATTAGATGTTGATTGGGACTTTCAAGACGCAAGCACTAGAGCTTATCTTAAGCGAGTTGCTTTAGATGCTGGGGTTAATTTCATTGCACGAAGATTTGCTCAAGCTAAATTCAAGCATTTAAAAAATGGCAAGTTTGTAAATGATGACTCTTTGTATAAGTTGAATACTAGACCTAATCGAAATGAAACAGCCACACAATTTTGGGAACATGTTATCCATAGATTAATCTATGAAGGTGAATGTTTAATCATCGTTAATGATACCAAAGATCTATTAGTGGCTGAGTCATTTGTTCATAATAAATACGCTAATTTAGACGATACTTTTAACGGTGTTTATGTACGTGGATATAGATTTGAACGTACCTATAATATGTCTGATGTAATTTATCTTAATTATCAAAATACAAGACTTGAAAATTATACTAATAGTCTATTTTCTGATTACGGTACTATGCTTGGACGCATGGTAGATATTCAGATGAGAAACAATCAAATTAGAGGTATTTTGAAGTCTAACTTAACTTCTGGTACTCAAGACAAACGTCAGAAGGAATTGCAAAACTACCTTGATAAGATTTTTAATTCATTTAAAAACAGAGATGTAGCGGTAGTTCCATTAACTAACGGTTTTGAATATCAAGAAATTGGTGGAACTAAGTCCAATACTCAACAACAGTTTGAACAAATTAAGCAGCTTAGAAAAGACGCTATTGCTACTGTTGCTGACATTTTAGGAATTCCAGAAAACCTATTATTTGAAACACCAACAGAAATTGGTGGACTGGAAGATTCGTTTAACAATGGAACACTACAATTCTTTTATCAATTGATTTTGGATGAAATTAATTCAAAGCTAGTAAGCAATTATGCTAATGAAGAATATCAAATTGTCGGTAAAAATAAAAAAGATATCTTTAGTCTAGCTGAACCAATTGACAAATTAGTTGCAAGTGGTGCTGTCACGAGAAATGAAATTCGTGAATTATTAGGGCTGGAGAAATCTGATGACCCTGATTTAGATGAATTTTATATTACTAAGAACTACTCGAAAGGAGGTGAAACAGATGAAAAAAATTAATGCACGAGGATTAATTGTTGATAATAGCGATAAATGGATCTATGACATTTTTGGAATGGATTGCATTGCTCCAGTAGACTTCGATAATGCTATTGAAAGTGGTGAAGACCTAGAAATTGACATTAATTCAAATGGTGGATCTGTAAACGCAGGATCTGATATCTATACAAAGCTTAGAGCGTATAAAGGTAAAGTAACAATTAATATTACTGGTTTAGCTGCAAGTTCCGCATCGGTTATAGCGATGGCTGGCGACCAAGTGAATATTAGTCCAGTTGGTAGAATTATGATTCATAATACTACAAGTGGTGGAGTTGGCGATTATCATGATATGGATAAAATATCCGAGATCTTAAAGACAGCCAATGAATCTTTAGCGAACGCTTATGAAAGTAAAACAGGAATATCTAGAGATGAAATTCTAGATATGATGGATAAAGAAACCTGGCTTACGGCTGATAGAGCAGTTGAATTAGGATTTGCTGACTCTATAATGAGCGATAAAAATCAAGAACCTGAATTAGTAGCAAGCTTAGGTTCGCCATTGCCTAAAGCTGTTATTGCTAAGTTCAAAGATTTAATGGATGAAAATGAAGGCTTAAAAAAGCATGCAAGTGCAGTCAAATTCAATATTGATGAAACAATGCTTAGAAACGCTTTAGATGACGCAATTAAAAAATATCAAGAAAGTTCTGAACCTAAAAATCAAGGTTTTAGAGCTTTTTTATTTTAGGAGGAAAAGTTAATGCCTATTAATTTAAATCAATTAACAAATTTTAAAGAACAACAAAAATTATATGCAAAGGCTGTTAGTGATGGTGTTCCAGCTGAAGATCAAGAAAAAGCCTTTGAAAATATGATGAACGCATTCTCAACAGACGCTGTGAACTACATTGATAATGCAGTTAATGAACGTATGAAAGGCTTAGATGCTGCCAAAGCTGATGATATGAATGAAACTGAACGTAAATTCTTCAATGAATTAGCAGCAGGTAATTTCTCACATAAAGAATCTGAAGAAGTGGTTTTCCCAGAAACTACAATCGATAAAATCTTTGAAGATTTAAAGAAAGATCATGCTTTTTTAAATTTAATTGGATTACAAAATACAGGTTTACGCCTTAAATTCTTGAAATCAGACGCTAAAGGAGCTGCTCAATGGGGTAAGATTTCTGGAAATATTCAAGGACAACTTACAGCAACATTCAGCGATGAAGATGCAAAGCAATCTAAGCTAACAGCATTTGTTGCTGTTCCTAACGATGTATTGGAATATGGTGCTGCATGGATTAAGACATTTGTTACTACACAAATTCAAGAAGCATTTGCTGCAGCTTTAGAATCTGCATTCTTAACAGGCGATGGCAATGATAAACCTATTGGATTAAACCGCCAAGTTCAAAAGAACGTTTCTGTTTCTGGTGGTGTATATCCTGAAAAGGAAACTTCTGGTACGTTAACTTTTGCTGATAATAAAACTGGTATTAAAGAACTTGCCAAAGTTGTAAAAGATTTGTCCAAAAAAGAAAATGGCGAAGTTTTTGTAGCTCGTGGAAAAGTTGTATTAGCTGTTCAACCTGGTGCATCAATTGATATTGAAGCTGCTAACACAATGCAAAATGTCAATGGACAATACGTATACGCTTTGCCTTATGGTATTACAACTGTTGAATCTGAATATGTTCCAGAAAATAAAGTAATTGCATTTATTCCAGAACGTTATGATGCATACACAGCAGGAGATATTGTCATTAAACAATTTGACCAAACTCTAGCTTTAGAAGATGGAACATTATACACAGCTAAGCGTTTTGTTTACGGTAAGGCACAAGATGACAATGCTGCTAAAGTGTATGACTTAAAAGTAACTACTACAGCAACAACAGGCGGAAAAGACTAATAGTCAGTAGGTGATTTAATGACAGCAACTTTAGACGATGTGAAGGCACATCTACACATTTTTCATAGTGTAGAAGATGATTATTTAACAAAATTGTTAAAGCAATCTCAAGCTGCAATTACACGTATGACAGGAATTGATACGGGCGATGAGTACGATGAACTGGTACTTAATCGAGTTCGGTATGCTTACAACGATAGCTTAGATGAATTCGAAGAACGTTATCAATCTGTCCTATTAGGTTTGTCTACTCAACTATTAGCATATGATGAAGGTGAGAGCGATGAAACAGAAGTATAGCTTTGGTGATTTCAGAATACCAGTAACTTTCTTTGGCGCTAGTGAAATTGATAGTCCAGAGCCAAATGCAACAGGACAAACTGAAGTTTATTCAGCTTTATGTTTCGCTTACTCACCATCTGCTAAGGACTATACCGTTTTGAATTCTGCTGGAGTAAAGCAAGGGGTAACAATTGTTATGCCTGACACTAGGGGACAGTTTATCCCAGATGTTTCTATGACAGTAACTATTAGTGATTATCGTTATCGTGGAATTGAATGGAATGTTTTAGAAGTTCGCCCAGATTTCGATGATGATCGCTTTGTAACAATTGTACTGGGGGCGGTTCAATGAGCGGTAATTTTACTATTACTGGTGTTGATGAAGTAATAAGCAAGTTAGAGAATAAATTCTCTAGTCGTAAGTTAGACCAAATTGAACGACAAGCTTTAAAAATGGGAGCAACCTATGCCAAATACCAACTTAAGTATGCAGTTGAGTCATATAGAGATACTGGTGCAACAGTTAGAGAAGTAACTGCTGGCAAGCCTAGAAAAAAAGCTGGCCATCTAAGCGTAAAAGTTGGATGGGAAGGCGGTAAATCTCGTTGGCGCTTAGTCCATCTTAATGAGTGGGGATATACACGTAATGGTAGAACCTACTCACCTAGAGGACTTGGGGTTGTGCAAAAAGCATTTTCAGGTATGAAAGATGAAATCAAGAATACTCAAGTTGAGTATCTGAAAAGGATGGTGGATTTATGAAAGACGCTTTGTCTGAGATTTACTCTTCGTTCTTGAAAGAAACAGTTATCGAAAAGGCAACGTTAGATGGTAAGAAACATCATATCTATTACTATCAGGAGCCAGACGGTGCTTTACCACAGACATTTATCCTTATCAGACCTTATAAACCGCCTGAGAGTTCAATTAGTATATCTGATAAATCAGCTCAGCAAGAAATAACAGTGCAAATTGATGTTCAGTCTACTGTTCGCATGATGTGTAAAGAATTACAATCAAAGGTAGAAGAAGTACTCAAACCACTTGGATATACTCGCATTAACGGGCAAGGATTAGATGAGTATTTTGATGAGACTAAACATTATGTAGACGCACGAAGATATAAATTAAAAACTAAATTATATGAAACGGGGTATTAATTATGTACGTAGGTTTTGAACGTGTACGAATTCAACCACTTAATTTTGATGGAACAAAGATGACAGCAAAAGGCGACCAACTTGTTATTGAAGGTAAAGCTGACGCTGGTGGTGTTGTTCAAGCTGAAATTTCTGGAATTTCCAAAGAAGCTAAAGTAACATCAGCATCTAACGTTGCTTACTATATCAGTCGTAAGGGTGTAGATGCACCTAAGGTTGAATTTGAATTATTAGATGTTCCACAAAAAGTGGAAACAGTTATTTTAGGACGTAAGGAAACAACTAATGGTGTTCAACTAACAGGTAAAGATACTGAAGCACCATATTGTGCAATTACTCTTGAATCTAGCGATGCAAAAGGAAATACTGCTTTAGTTGGATTCTTTTACGGTGTATTTTCCAAAGATGGAGACACAATGAAGACTCTTGAAGTTGGTTCTGACTTTGAACCTGAAAATGAAAAATATACTTTTACAGCTAGTGCTAATCCTTTAAGTGATGAAACATTTGGTGGCCAATACATGGCTAAATATGCAGGTGCTGAAGAAGCTGCAATTAAAGAAATTAATCAAAAAGTTCTTTTAGTTAGTGAAGGATAGAAATTTGTTAAAGAGATTAGGCGGAAATAACATTCGCTAATCTCTTTATTTTTTTAGGAGGAAACAACGATGATTGAGTTACAAATCAAAGACGCTCAAGGTAAAGATAAGGTAATAACACAAAACTGGGTGTCTACTCGTACCATGCTTGATTACTTAGATGTATTAGGTAAGAAATATAAGACACAAGCTGAATACGTTAGAGCAACAGCTGAGATTATAGCTAAAACTATGGGAATTACTTCAGATGAAATTTTAGATGGAGTAAGTGGCCCAGGATATGACCTTTTTGTTCAAAGTTTCAATAATCAAATCATGGGTATTACTGACCCGGAAACCTTAGCGGAGATGAACTAACTCCGCTACAAGCTAAAGAATACATTTGGGATTTTATCAGAAGTCTAGTACAATCCTATAAATTTTCTATAAATGATGTACTAGATACTGATTTCAATGCTTTGGTTAAGGTTGTATCTAAACCTAAGCAAAAGAAAAAGGTGCATTCGCTATTTGAATTTATCGAGAAAGGAGGAGATTAAATGGCAGATGAAGAAGTATTAGGCAAAGTTGCGATTGAGATGGATTTAAAAGACTCTAAATTTAAGAGTCAATTATCTGGTACAAAGCAAGCTATTAAAAATACGATGTCTGAAATGCGGTCAAATATGGCAGTTATGAATGCAGCTGGAAGTAAATATGACGCTTTAGCTGCTAAGCAAAGAGGACTAAATCGTGTTTTAGAAGCTCAAACTAATCATATGAAAGCTTTGCAGAAACAATATCAAGGATCCATTACTAAGTCTGGTGAATGGACTAGAGCAACAGCTAGATATGCACAACAATATAATGATGCACGTGGTAAGGTTGCTGCATTAAATCAGCAACTTATTCAGAATGCTAAAGCGATGGCAATAGCTAGAACTGAAACCACTGGATTTACTGGTAAATTAAATTCAATGGGGAAAGCTGCAAGTTCAGCAGGCGAAAAACTCACATCATTTGGTAAAAGTGCTACTGCTAAAATAACAGCTCCGTTAGCTGCAGGCTTTGCCTATGCTACAAAGTCAGCGGTAGACTTCAATTCTCAAATTCAAGCAATTGGGCCATTACTTACAAACGGTAAAGCTGTTACAAGTAAATATAGAGCAGAACTTCAGCAGATGTCCCAAGCATCAATGGACTGGTCAAAACAATATGGAATTTCTACAAGTTCTATAAATGAAGGTATGGCCGAAATGGTTCGTAGAGGTTATAGTGCTGAACAAACATTAGGTGCGATGCCTAGTGTCCTAAATGCCGCTAAAGCATCTGGCGACGACTTTAATACAGTTATGCATACGTCAACATCTGTATTGGAACAATTTGGACTACAATCTAAGTCAACTGCTGGAATGCTGAAAAATACCAATCGTGTTACTGATACCCTTACTTTGATTGCAAATAAAACTGCTGCAGGTTTTGCAGATTTAGGGGAAGCGATGACTTATGTAGGCCCAACAGCTCATGCTACTAACATGTCCTTAGAACAGACTGCTGCAGTGTTAGGTATTATGGCCAATCGTGGTATTGAAGGCTCAGTTGCTGGTACTGCTTTACGTAGTGCATTAACTCGTATGATTAAACCATCTAAACAAAATGCTCAAGGATTTAAAGAGATGGGGATTAATATTGCTGATTTCAAGAAAGGTACTCTGACCTTGCCAGGTATCATTGATAAAATCAAGAAAAATACAAAAGGCTGGACAGACGAGCAACGTTCATCAGCAATTGCAATGGCTTTTGGTACTGAAGCTCAAGCTGGTATGAATGCTTTAATCTCAGCTGGTGGCGATGAACTTAGAAAGTATACTAAAGAAGCACAAAACGCATCAGGTACTACATCTAAGATTGCAGATCAATTAAACAATACTGATGCTAATAAAATGGCTAGATTTAAAGAGTCTGTTCATGTATTATCTATTGAAATTGGTCAAAAGCTATTACCTGCCTTAACTCCAGTTATCGATAAAGCATCTGAATGGATTGAAAGTTTCTCTAATATGGGCGATGGAATGCAGAAGTTCATCATTTATTCAGCTTTAGCGACTGCAGCAGTAGGGCCTTTGGCTTTAACTTTAGGAACATTGTTAAAGTCAATAGGTAGTATAGCTACTGGAACAGTTAAAATAACTGGTTTCTTTAGAGCATGGAAAGCTGGAGCTGCAGCAACTTCAGCGGTAAATGCTGCTATGGATGCAGGTGCTGTAAGTGCTACAGGTTTAGGAACTGCAGTAAGTGGTGCTAGTGGTGCTTTTTCACTATTAAATCCATATGTTTTAGGTACTGTTGCAGCAATTGGCTTAGGTGTAGCAGCATATGAACTATTTGGGAAAAAGTTAATTCAATCATCTGAGAGAACTGCTCGCTGGGGGTCAGATGTTGGTGCTACTGCTGATAAAGCTTTAAGTAGTATGCAGAACTCTACTCAACAAATTTCTGATTCATTATCAAGCATGGAAGAAGCATCTAGGACAAGCACTGCTAATATGTCTGCAAACTTTTCAAGAGAGTTAGGCACTATCTCTAAAACAGTTCAAACTCGAAAGAAAGAGATTGAAGATGGATTAAAAGGACTAGATGAAGATGTTCAGAAGTCTGTTCTATCAGCTGCTCAAAAAGAGCAAGATAGGTTGAATAAGAACTTACAAGATGCTCAAAAGAACGAAGAACAAGCTCAAAACATCTTAAAGAATCATGGCAATAAAGTATCTCAATTAACAGCTGAACAACGTGCGATGTTGCAAAACTATAATTTGCAAATGCAAGAAGATGAGTTAAATGCTTTGAAGATTACAGGATCTAAGCGTAAAACAATCATGGCTGCATTGAACAATGATGTTAAAAACATGACAACTGCTCAAAGACAAAATGCAGAGAACGAATTAATTGATTATCAACGTAAAGAAGTTAAACATTTTTATGACCAAGCTAAGCAACTTAAGAAAGCTTATGGTGCAAACTCTGCAGAATATAAAGCTGGATATAAAACACTAAGTAAGAACTTGGATGAATCTAGTGCTAAAACAGCTGCAGCATATATTAAAGTGGCCAAAGCTAATCATGAAAGTACTCAAAGCATTAAGCAAGATATGCTTGAGGCTGGATTATCATATAAGAATGGTATGGCTGAGTTACGCAGACAAGCTAAATCAGCTAGTGAAAACACTGGTGTTGTTGTTAAAGAAACAAATAATATGTCCAAATCCATGAAAAATGCTGCTAAGATGTGGAATAATTTAGTCTTTGATAGCAAAACTGGAGAAGTTCGTACGAATGCTCAGGAAGAGATTAATAAAGCTGTTAAGTCATCTAAAAAGTGGAATCAGATTAAACTGCTTTTAAAAGAAGGTAAGTTAAGCACTAATGCTAAGTCTGAAGTTGCTACAGCTTTAATCTATGCTAAGAAATGGGATAGTCTAACTTGGAAAGAGCAAAAGGCTTTAATTAAAACAGAAGGAACTCAAGACTTCGTTAAGTTACTTGAAGAATCTGGTGAATGGGTTGACTTAAGTTTAGATGTTAAAAATGCAATTATTCACGCTGATGGTAAGAAAGATATTGTAGATGCAATTTTCCAAATGAATTATTGGAATAAGCTCACACCAAAAGAACAAGATATGATTATTCATGATAAAGCATCTAAAAAAGCGATGGAACTTTTAGAGAAGATTCATGAATGGAACAATCTTGACATGAAAACTCAAGAAGCTGTTGTAAATGGGGATAATAAAGTAATTGTTGACCTATTGATGAGACTTGGCCAATGGAATACTTTGACGCTTAAGCAACAACTAGCATATATTGAGGATAAGGGTGCTAAAGAGTTTTACAAATTATTCCACGATACAAAAGAATGGAATAACCTTACTATTGAACAAAAGGAAGCCATTGTAAATGCTCATGGTAATCAAGAATTAATTCAATCATTACAAAGTGCAAATCTTTGGAATAGTTTAAGTCTTAAGCAATTAGAAGCTATTTTTGGTGTAAAAGGTAAGGAAGATTTAAACGACGCTTTATTCAAAGCTAATCAATGGGATTCTTTAGACATGAAAGAGAAGTTAGCGCAGATTGTTTCTAAAGGTGGCCAAGAACTATATACCACATTATTAGATATGGGAAAATGGAATTCACAACCAGTTGAAGTTAAAGAAGCAATAGTTAACGCTAAAGGTAATGACCAATTGCAACAAGTAATGACAGACTATAATTTATGGGCTGGGTTACCTATCTCATCTCTAAAGGAAATCATTGCTGAAGATAAAGCTAGTGGAAACTTAAAATTAGCTAAAGAAGCATTAGAAGCATGGTCAAGAGCTAATCCAGGAGAGGCAAAGCAAGCCAAAGCATTAGATCTTGCATCATTGCAAATGAATACTGCCAAAGCTAGTGTTGATAGATATCGTATTACTGGAACTGGTGGAGCTAAGACAGCATTAGGTGTTAACTATGCATCACAAGCCTTTGACAGTGCTAAGGGTAGTGTTGATAGTTATAGAAATACTAGCCCAGGCGCTCCAAAGAATGCGATGGGTTATGACCAAGCTAGTGGAGCCTTTAACCAAGCTACTGCAGGAACTAGAACATGGAAAGGTACGTCAGCTGGTGGAGCTAAAACTGCTAAAGCCATTGATAATGCTAGTGGCCCAGCTAATGCAGCTACAAGTAGTGTTAGAAATTTCTCTAGTCAGAAAGATCATACAGTTACGTTAACAACCATATTCAAGAGCATTACAAAGAAGATTTTTCAAAATGCTAAAGGTACCAACTATCACCCTGGTGGAGCGATGATGGTTAATGACCAGAAAGGTAGAACATTTAGGGAATTAGTCCAATTACCAACTGGTGAGTCATTTATTCCACAAGGTAGAAATGTTGTGTTTGACGCTCCACGTGGGACTAAAGTCTTAAGAGCATCAGAAACTGCTAAAAAGTTTCCAGGCTTAAAGCAATATGCAAAAGGTACTATTGCAAAACCTACATTGAACTCAAGCATGCAGGTGTTCCAAGCAAGTACAAGCGTTCAAGACAATGCATCTAATATCATTGTTGCTAACTCTACAGATACCAGCGTTTTAGAAAAACAGATGAACCAAATGATAGGATTATTAACTGCAATTCTATCTAAGGAACAGTCGGTAAGTTTGAATGGCCAAAGTATTGGTAAATTTGTAGATAATTATCAATCTAAGAGTATATCTTTAGAAGAACGGGGTGTTTATAGTGGAACTTAGATCTGTAAAGATAGATGGAGTAGATTCTAACAAAGCTTATAAGTTAGCTATTTCGAATGCGATGATTGGTTATCCAGACAAAACCAAAACTAGAATTAGAATTCCAAACTCTAATATCTACTATGATTATGAGAAAGTATTTGGTGATTTATACGAAGAACGTACTTTAGAATATGATTTCTTGGTAATGATGCCGAATGCTTTATCAGAAGAAGATATGGAATATATCAAGTCACAAGTTATTAATTGGTTAACACCAGGTGTAGAACATAGAATTGAAGATTCTGCTATTCCATTTTATTACTTTATTGGCGAAATCAGTTCAGCTCCAGAGTGGTCACAAGATAATGGCTATGGCACGCTAAAAGTCAAAATCAACTGTTACCCTTACAAAATTTCAGTAGATGATATGGCTGATGATTTGTGGGACTCATTTGACTTTAACAACGATGTAGCTCAATTCTTAGAGTTTGAAGTCAATAAGGAAACAACCGAAAGGATATATAATGCTAGTTCAACCGCCGTATCACCTAAGTTGATTGTGACTGGTAATGTAACAGTTGAAGCACATAATGAAAAGGTCACTCTAAATGCTGGAACCTATACAGAAACCGAAATTAAGTTAAATGTCGGTTGGAATGACGTTAAGTTATCTGGCAATGGTACAATCAAGTTTTCGTTTCATAAGGAAGTGTTGTAAGTGTATCTAGTAAAGATTAGGAATGGCGATGAAACTACCGTCATTCATGGGACTAAGAATAATACTTTGGGCGATGCTAAGGTATCTATGACAGTTAGTGCTGCATCATCTTTTACGTTTATAATTTATCCAAACAATACTGGGTATTTTAAGTTGAGAGAATGGACTACTTATATTGATGTTACTCAATCAGGTAAATACATCTTTCGGGGACGTGTAATCGCAGTAGACCCTAAACACAACGAAGATGGAACTTTTTACAAAGAAATAACATGCGAGTCAGCAATGGCTTATCTAAACGACTCTATCTTGAGTTGGGAAAAAGTAGATAAGAAACCAGCTGACTTTTTTGTTGAGTTGATTAATGAACATAATAAACAGGTAGTAGATGCTGAGAAGCAATTTAAGATTGCTGAGAATTCAGTTACTAACAATACTAATAATCTGTATTGCTATGTTGAAGATGGAATTAGCATTCTTGAAGAGATGAAAAATGATCTTCTGCAAAATGAAGATTTAGGTGGAGAACTTTCAATTGACTATCGAGATGACGGAAATTACATATCCTGGACTAAAGATAAGAAGGTTAAAGGTCAACAAGTAATAAAGTTGGCCAAAAATTTGAAGACCTTATCTGCCAAGCCAGATATTTCCAAGATTTGCTCAGTATTGTATCCATTTGGTGCTACTAAGGAAGTTCCAGTCGATCAAAAGAATGATGAAAAGACTAATGAGGTTTCAACACCACGAATTAATATATCTAGCGTCAATAATGGTAAAAACTACATTGAAGACCCTGAATTGATTAAAGCAATTGGTAGAGTATCTAATACTAAGACTTGGGAAAACATCAAGGAACCTAAAAATCTTCTGGCTAAAGCTCAAGAATATCTCAAGACCATGCGAAACTATCGTGTGGCTTACGAGTTAGATGCAGTAGATTTACAACCGTTAGGACTGGCTGTTGATTCATTTGAGTGTGGTAACTACTATCACGTAATTAATCCAGTAATCAATGTAGATGAGTGGTTACGCTTGGTTGGTGTAACAATCAATTTAAACAAGCCACTAGAGTCAACATTAACTGTTGGCGACCAAGTCAAGCGTTTAGTTGATTACAGCATGGATAATATCCAAACTGAACGTAATTTAAGACGCTTAGCAGCAGAACAACAGATTTTAAAACATCAAAATAACATGTTGATTGATGAAAACAATCAGCTCAAACAGACAATCATCAAGCTTTGGAATGATATCTTATCAAAACAAGAGTCTAACGATAGTAGTGGTTCAGCTTGGAACTGGCCATTTAAACCACCAGCAACAATTCGATTTGATGGCGCTCAATTATTTGGTGTCAATCCAGGTGGTGAGTTTAGACCTAATGGCTTTCATGATGGTTTGGACTTTGGCTCAGTAAACTGGCCAGGATCAGAAGTTAAAGCTATTCACGATGGAACAGTAACTTTAAAAGGCGCTATGGATGGATTAGGAAATTATTTTGTCACTAATGGCGACGGTTTTAATATCGTGTATCAAGAAGCTTTTGGTTCAGCTAGTGATATTAGAGTTAAAATTGGCGATCATGTAAAGGTTGGGGACGTTGTAGGAATTAGAACAACCGACCATTTGCACGTTGGTGTTACCAAGCACGACTTTAACGCTGCATTAGGTTCAGCATTTAGCAACAATGGAACATGGCTAGATCCTAAAAAGTTAATTGAAGATGGATTAAAAAACAACATGGGGACAACACAACCAGTCAATGGCGACTGGGGGCCAGTTATTCGCAATGCCGCCGCTAAGATGAAAGTCAACATAAGCGACAATGATGTTAATCGTATTAAAGCATTGATTGCTAATGAATCTCGTGGAAATCAGACTGTAACGCAACAAGTTTGGGATCAGAATATGGCAGCAGGAACACCAGCGCAAGGTTTATTGCAATATGTTCCTAGTACGTTCAATGCATATGCAGTTGATGGTCATAGAAATATTAAAAGTGGTTTTGACCAACTGTTAGCATTCTTTAACAACTCAACATGGTCAAGCGATATTAGCTTGCATGGTTGGGGGCCAAATGGTTCTAAACGTTTCGATAAGATACCTGCTTAGAAAGGAGAAACAAAATGATTAAATTAGATAGTTTAACCCTTATTTTTGCAATGGGGGGGGTAGCTAAACAACCGAAATTTAAAGTAAATGGAGGTTGTGATAGCTCATAGCCACATTAAGGTGGTTATGTTTTCATGCCTCCAAAATAAGGAGGAAGATTAATGGATAATCCATATAGAGATGAAACTCCAATGACAGGAGATTATATATCAAATGATATCAAAACAATTGCTGAAGCGATTAGACATAAAAAGCATGGTGTAGATACACGTGATGCAATGGCTCAGTCGCTTGAGAAGATGGGACAGTTGGCAATGCAAAGCGTAACTGACCCTAATTCAGTTGCTAAACAGGCGTATGATATTGCCAATAATGAATTATCAAGACGTTTAGCTCAAATGGACAATGGAGTTCATGCATATCCAAATGCAGATGCAATTAAGCAAACATATCCGAACGGTAAAGATGGTATTTTTGTTGCAGTTGATACAGGTCATCAATGGTATTGGGTAGATGGTACATGGAAAGATGCTGGTGTTTATCAAAGCGTTGGTACTGGATATATAGCTGATGTCGGAACTATTACGCCAGATGGGACAAGTGGATTATCTCTAGGCAACGCAGATGGGGCAAGAAAAGACTCTATGTACTCTTTATTGGGAACGTCAAAGAATGTAATCAATTTGCCAGATGGTGTATCTAATGCCAGTACTAATTTATTGTTTACTTATGGTGATAAATATCCAGTTCAACTTTTTTTGAGTCAAAATAAAATTTGGAAAAGAGAAACGTCGAACGGAAATTACACTGATTGGAGTTTAATTGTTGATATGAATAAGGGGCTATCTTTGATTGAAAATTTAACAAATGCTGATGAGATGAAATCAAATTCATTTTATATTGGTGTTTCAGCAACTGATAGTGTACAAGGATTGCCTAGAATTACAGCTCAAAAACATGAATACTTAATTGAAACATACGGCAAAGTTGAGTCATTATCAGCAGTTCAAAGATTTACGTCTCCAGAAGAGAATGCTATTTGGATCAGACATAGAGCAGTAGCTGATGGAAAACTTTATTGGACAGAATGGCAACCACTATTCAATTTGGTTATTCATGTTAATAGCAGTGGTGCTTGGAATTCTTTCAGTAGATTAGTAGACGCTGTTAATTATGCAAATAAAATTGCATCTGAAAGATTTCCAATTACAGTTAAGGTTGAAAAAAATATTGACTTGTATCAAGAACTTGGTGAAGCTGGTTTTATTTCATCTATCAGCAATGGTAATAGAAACGGTTTGTCTCTAAAACCTTACGTAAATTTAGATGGTTCAAATGGTGTTACGATTACGTGTGAAGTTCCAGATGACGTTGCAACCGCAACTAGCATCCCTAACATGTCTGGACTTGAAGTATATGGTGCAAATAGAATTACTGGAATAAATCTAAGAGTTAAAAACGTTAGATACGGAATCCATGATGAAACTGGTAATAATTCTAGTTTTAACGATATGTATCATATTTACGAAAATTGCAAGGTTTATCATGGTGGAAATAAAGATAATATATGGACAGCATCTGGGGCTATCTGTTGCGGAACATCAAACGGATTTAACTTTGAGATTAAAAATTGTGTTTTAGAAAGCAAGGATTATGTAGGGTTCACGTTGCACAATAACGATAAGCAAACTAGAGGTAAATTAGTTATTGATGGTTTGAAATTGACTGGCGGTTTTGATTATGACGGTGCTGGCAAGCGTTCTATGAAAATTGCTTATTATCAGAATGCAAAAGAAGGCAGTTGCCAAGTCATTCTTAAGAATATCAAATCCGATAATCCTATTGTAGTTCGTAAAGAAAGTAGTTCAGTTCCATCAACAAATGCTTACGAAATCATAAATTATTCAAATATTGACGTTGATATAAGATAGAATTCATCTTTGATAATTGAAAACATAACCACATTGATAAGGAGGTAGATAATAAACAGAAAGGAAAATCTGAAATGACAGTTGAATATAGAGACGAAACACCGTTTAAAGGAAATAATCATACACCGACAGAATTGGCAAATGCTATTCGTACCAAGAAATATGGTAAGGATGTACGTGAACCTATTGCACAGCTTGCAGATAAGTTGGCAAATGCAGTTTTAGGTCGAAATGTCGGTAACGTTGTAGCAACGCCTACCAAAGTTTTTGATAATTTAGCTGAATTACAGAAAACGTACCCTAACGGTGCTGATGGTGTGATGGTAACTGTGGATAATGGACACAAGTATTTCTGGCAAGATAATCAATGGGTAGATTTTGGTATTTACCAAAGTCAAGGTTCTAAAGTTATAAAATCTAGCGATGTTTTTCAATCAAACATAAATTATGACAATATATCTGTCTGGAATCATGCTGCTTTTACCGTCAACAGTGATGGATCTATCACTATTGATGATAGCGAAACATACACTGATAGAGGGATAATTTTCTCTCTAGAAAATATCACTAAGTATTTTAATGTTAAAATTGTAACTCAAAATTTAGAGCCTAACGCACTGATTAGTTTTTGGAAATACGATCCTAATAGTTCCAACAGAATAGGTAATAAGGTTATTGATTTTATCAAAGATACAAATAATTCACAATCGGCACCAATACCATCAGATGCTGATAGAGTTCTAATAACTGTGCATGGTAGAGGAACTTTAAAAATCAAAGTATCCGCTAATGATGATGGGATAGTTACTGTTGATGAGTATTCTAATTTATTAAAAAATCTAACAGATGTAAATAACCTAGTTGATAGTGAGGTTAAAGGTATTGAATTTCCTTTAAATACAATCGGAGCGTTTACAAATACCACAATAACTAATAATGGTAGCAAAATAATTGCTAACGTAAACGGTAATAACGGTGGTTTTTTAACTAGATACTTTACGGCTAACAGTGAGAGAGTACAAATTCATGTTGACGGGGAATTTACTCAAAAGGGTATTACAGTTCAAATTAATTATGTCGATACCACATCTGGTAAAAGTAGATACTTTAAAGTAGCCGATATTAGTGGCGGTAAAATGAAAGATTTAACCTTTGACGCCTCAAGTTTGATAATTTATCAACATGCAGATCCAGATAAATTCAGACTACTAATTCAATCAAATATTGATAGTGCTGAGGGTAATAACCCAGTCGGAAAAATTACATTGAGAAGTTTATCAATCTATAATCCTAATTCAGAAGGGATTAATAATTCTCTACTATACAATTATAAACTTAAGAAAACTTTATCCAATGTTATAGCTAAACTTGATGAATTCGATAGCGACATCTCAAAACTCAAAACATTAAGTAGTAATTCTTATGTAACTTTACCAGATGGAACCAAAGGAAGAATTATCTATGCCAATGGGCAATTAACAGTGAAGAATAGCACTTATAAGAAAATCCTATTTTTAGGAAATTCTTTATTGCTTGGGTTATCAACAGACGGTTCGCATGGAGCGCCATTTGGATTAACAGCGTCAAATCCAACTAAAGATTGGGCTTATCTATTAACTCAAAAATTACAAGCTAAGTATAGTAGTTCAGTTACTGTAAACAAATTGCATGACGCAGTTTTTGAACAGTCGGAAAGTGACGACAACTCACAAAACTATATTAATAACAATTTTTCAAAAACTGAGAAAAATAATGACTTAGTTATTATCCAAATTGGCGATAACGTCAATTCAGACTTAAGACGAACAACTTTTAAGGCTAATTTTGAAAAGTTAATCAATGCAGTTAGAGATGCCAATCCAACCGCTGATATTCTAATAGCTGGTGTCTGGTTTGATGGAGCAGGATTACAGAATTGGTTGCTGGACTTTGCTAATAATCATAACTGTATGTTTGCACCATTACACGACCTATATAATGGAGAAACTATAGCTAAAGTTGGAGATACGATTACATTTGCTGACGGAACGCAAATGGCAGTATACGAGGCAATTAAGACACATCCAGGAGATAAAGGACACGCTTTAATTGCTGATAGAATTTATTCAACTTTAAATCCAAAATAATTATTTAAATTCAAGTGGTGGGTGGGAGGAATATAAAAAAAGGAAGTGACTAAATGTGCATTCATTTTTAGGATATTCATGGGCAGAGATAGCGTCAATTTTGGCGGTAATTTCCGTCCTTTTTAGTGGAATTTATTGGTTGATTAGACATGGAGCTAAAATGCTTAATAATGCAATTAGTGCAGGAACTTTTCCACTACAACAACAATCTAAGGAATTAAAACAACAATCTAAGGAATTAATCAATGCAATCAAACAACTTAACGGAAATTTCAAAGAACAACATAAAGATATAAAAAGATTAGAGTATAAAGTAGAAGAACAGGATAAGGCGATTCTACTTCATGATGAAAAAATTAAACGATTGGAGGAAAAAAGATGAAAGTTATCAACGATATTATTGAATGGCTAGTACAGACAGGTTTGTTATCTGTGCTGGCTATTTTTTTACTAAAACAACTAAAGCCGATTTTAGATAACAAAGCTGAACATGCATCCACCGAACAATCACGAGCATTGTGGACGTTGCTTGAACAGGTGGCAGATATGGCAGTTACTAGCCTTGTTAGTCAAGACAAGACTGGACGTGAGAAGTTTGATGAAGCTAGCATGATTGTAAATGACGTGATGAAGAAACAAGGATACAAGTTAGACTCTCAAACAATTCACACTGCCGTTCAATCTGCTTATGAGAAATCAGAATTGACACCAACAGTAAAGGTTGAGGAGGACAAATAACATGGTTATGTACACAGTAGACGTTTACTCAGGATCAGATGATTATATTATTCGTGATCCACATGCTCAAGGAGTTATCGTTAAAGCTACTCAAGGGACAGGATACGTTAATCCTAAATGTAACCACCAATGGGACTTAGCAGGACAATTAGGTAAAAAACGTGGCTTATATCATTACGCTGGCGGTGGGAACCCAGTAGCAGAAGCACAATATTTTATCAATAATATCAAGAACTATGTTGGTCAAGGTATGCTGATCATTGACTGGGAAGGTTACCAAAATTCAGCGTGGGGAAATACTAACTGGGTTCGTCAGTTTGTAGACGAGGTACACCGTTTGACTGGAGTTTGGCCAGTAATTTATGTACAAGAATCAGCATTAGGACAAGTTGCTAACTGTGCAAAAGATTGTGCAGTTTGGGTTGCCAAGTATGCATCCATGAACTGGAACTCTTGGACGGTACCAAACATGAATGTGTCTAGTGGTGCTTTTGGTTCTATTGCTGGTTGGCAGTATACTGGCGGTGACATGGATAGATCTATTTGGTATCTGGATGCGAGTGCTTGGGATAAGTTTGCTAAACCTGGGACAAAACCACAAATTGAAGCGCCTAAACCAACTCCAGCACCTAGCCAAAATAACGTTAAATATGACTCATGGACTGATGATTTAGGTGTTAAGTGGTTCAAGGAAAGTGGCAAGTTTACTATCACTGTTAATGAAGGAATTGTATTACGTTGGGGTGCTACTACAAATTCATCTAAGATTGGAGTTCTGCCTAAAGGCTCAGTTGTTAAATATGATGCATTCTGCCACTCTGGTGGATATGTGTGGATTAGACAACCTAGAGGCAACGGACAATACGGTTATCTGCCAACTGGAGAAAGTTCTGGCGGTAAGCGTACAAGTACTTGGGGTAAATTTGAATAACACTATAAAATTAAGACACCTTGTTTCTACTATTATGTGAGTAGAGACAAGGTGTCTTTTTTTTGCTAACATTCTTCTTAAACTTTCTTAGTATGCAAAAAGTATGCACTTTTTAAGTGCTTATTTAATAAATCCTTGATATATAAATGTTTGTGTTGAAATATCATAATTTCATCAGGATCTTGTCGATTTACATCTAAATGATTATCACTAGAAATTGCAATTTTCAT